GTTTTTATATTCATTTAGTTTTAAATAAAAGTTACCTGTTAAAAATCTTGTATTTGGGTCAAATAAATTATTAACCCTGTTTTGATAAAATGTATTATAAGCACTATTGTTGGTGTAATTCGTAAAAGTATTTGTTACAACATCAATAGCGGTTGTTAATTCTGATTTAAATAATAATGATTGTGTATCATTATTAATTTTATATTGGTCTTGTAATCCAATTGGCATTGAATTGGAAATTACAGGAATATTTTCTACTCCATAATGTTGTAATCCCGATGTATCGGTAAGCCATGCCAAATAACTTTTGTATCTTGGCTGACTATCATATACAGATGTATAAAAATTACTAAAAATATTGAATGGTCCTAAATGGAAAAACAATTTTGGTTTAGTTTTCACCCCTGTATAAGTTATAGCTGAACTTTCTGAACCATTTGAAGCTGTATTTGAGTTAGAAGAACTTGCATAGTTAATTCCTAATGGTAATTTAATCTGTGCATTCGGTAAAACCTGATTTGGAATATCCCATTGTCTCACAATTTCAGGTGAAAAGGTTGTTTCAATCTTTTTTTCCTGTGATTTGAATGTTGTTGGGTTTACTTGGTTCAATTGTCCGTATATTCTATTGTTAATATCCTTGAATTGTTTATTTCCATAGTCACCATCTTCCAAATCGGTTACAATTAGGTTACTTTCAATATAATTTAATGCTGGTTCAACTGTAAATCCTTTATCATGTGATAATTTATCTGTCCAATCCCATACATCACCAGTCCCCACATAAAATTCATAAGGTTCAATAATAATTTCCTTTGGATTTAATGGATTTGGAAATAAAATAAGATTAAACTTCTTCAATACAGAAGATAATATATCAACTTGTTTAATTAGAGGGTCAATTACTTGTGAAAAATCCACTTTCATTCCATCTAATATTGGTGCTGTAATATTTGGTAAGGTTGGAAAATAAGCAAGTTTAGTTCCAACCGTTGCATTACTTGATGAACCACCAATAAAGTTTCCACCATAAGTTGCAGTCGTTCCTGTTGTACCAGCTGTAATAATTTGTGGGTCATTTACGATTGTTGTTGGGTCAGTATCTAAAAATTGAAAGTTTACATCAATATCTACATTACAAAAACATGGAACACCTGTTCCAATCTTACAAACTACAGCATAAATATTTGTATCATCATTATAAAATACAACTTCCACACCTGTTAATGGATATGTTTGAGCTGGTTGTGTTGTATATGAGAATTTAGTAGCGTTTGAACTAAAATATCCATACATATACAAACTTTTCATCCAAGGAGTATTAAAAAAGTCTGATTTAATTGTATAACCATAAGTTTTGAATATCAATTTTAAGATATTCCACATACTTAAAGCTGGTTTTAATTGATTATCAATTAATCCTTGATATGGCGTATTAAATCTATATTGAAAACCTCCTGCTTGTGTAAATCCTGTTGAACTATTATAAGAACCGATAGGAGTTGTTGATGTATATAGTCTTGTTTGGTCAATTAGAGTCCCACCAGTGAAGTTTACTGTATCTCCTGAATATAAGTATCCATTATGAACAATAGGATAAAAATAAGGATATGGTTGCTCACTATTAAGACTAAAATTATTGACTGACCATGATTGAATTATCTGATTGGCTGAAAATACATGGTTAAAAAGATATTGAGGGTCATCAAAATTCAAATCTTTCAATAAATTATTACCGATATTACCCAATAAATCCCCAATTGAGTTGTATAAAGATACATCATACTCAACTTTACTATCCAAAACTGAAACTTTATTCAATCTCATGTAACCAGAGAAGTAAGTTTCATCATTTATAAGAATATCTATGTTAGATTTTTGGTTTGGATTGAAATATAAGAACTGAATATCAACATCAAAGAAGTTTTCAAAGAATCTATTGTTTCTTTTTGTCCCTGGTAAGGTAACATTTATGGAAACATCAGAGTTTTTGGTTGAAATATCTTGTAATTCTGCGTAACTTCTTGTAATTTGAATTGGAATTGATGAATAGGTATCCAAATAATCAAACTTTGTGTATTGTTCCCAATATAAAGGAGATAAATTTGGTACATTATAGATATTATTATCTATTAAAGACAAATAAGTTATACCACTATACAATACCAATACATTAGAATTGTATGTTGTACCACTATTCCATATAGTTGAACCTGATATTGTATCAGGAATATTAGTTTGAACCCTTAATACCGCTTGTTGTTGTTGACCCATGTTAGAATCCTTTGTTTACGAAGTAAGAATCAGAAGTTGTCAGAGTGATTCTATATTTATTTAATTTACTATGTTTCTTGGTAATTGTATCCACAGTTGTTGATGTAATGATAACAGGACTTAAACTCTTGTAAATCTTATTTGGAACATCCAAATTACTTACAAAATCTTCCTGTATAATATACACTTGTGGTGATAAAAATAAACCTTCCAACCAATTTCCTGTTTCAACATTTAAATAACCTGTATCAATTATTATTTGTTGCGTAACATTAGTGTCAAAAGTTTTTTTACTTCTACCAATATTCCTATCAGCAGATTGTAAATTGGTAGCATAATAACGATTATCATAATTGGTTCTTGTAATTTGTTTTGTATCTTGTCTATAACTTACAAATGTAAAGTAATCATATCCACCCAATTCATTCAACCAACATAATCTTGTGTTTTCAGGACGACAGTTGTTATATAAATAAAAATAGAATATCTCACTCGTTGGTGATATTGGTCCTTGTGATGTTCTTCCTGTGTTCCATGTTGGATAACCATCATATAACTGAACACGATAATAAGCTGTATTACCTGTGGATAAATCTATATTATATACACTCTTTAATTCCTGTGGACCACAAGGTAGAGCAAAGATTTTATAATTGTCTGTAAAATCCGTTGGTGATGAATATGTTGTTCCCGATTTATTTATTTCTTGTGTATATCTGTTAATCAAGTTATTATTTATATCATAAAAATCAAATAAGATATAAGATGTTGCATTAACAAATCTATCCCCTGATTGACCATTTAAAAAGAATAAGTTATAACTTTCAGTCTCTTGAATGTATTGGATTCTTGGAGCATAAGTTAAAAACTTACCTGTTGTACTTTGTTCAGGAGCGGATGGAAAGTTCATATCGTATCTTGATATTGGTGAAGCATCTTCATACACATTTCCATAAGGAGCCCAGTTATTTGTTGGTGATAAGTTTGTTCCTAATTCTTGGTCAAAGTTTTGTAGAATATAATTGTTATTAAATTCAAAAGTCCCACCGAATAAATCAAAATATTTTCCTGTATTGGTGAATCCTGATATTGGGAATTGTTGTCCTCCAATTGGTTGGTCTCCACATAAAGTATAATGATTATAATCATTAAAGTTCTGTAAAGATTGATTTGGTGTTGTTGTTCCACCAGTATATTCGTAGTTATAAGTTCCACCACTCAAAAATCTATAACCATATTGAACATTTACTTTAACTCCATTTGGATATGGGTTATTTATGTTTATAGTTTGATTTGTTGAATCAAAATCGTTTGACCAATAATATTGATAATGTTGTGCTTCAACATAATTTTGGAAATAGGTATATGGTCTAATATTAAAATAATAATAGTAAGTTGAACCTGATTGACTTGTTTGATAGGGAACGATAGCCATGTTTCCAACTAAATTATCATTTGTAAATAAATTAACAACCAATTCTATTGATGGTTGTAATGAACTTCCTGTTAAAACAACTTGATATGTTGCTCCTCTTTGATAAACAAAATCTTCACCTCGTCTTAATTGAGACATATTGTTTATTCCGTTTGCGTATATTTGTGGGTATCCAAATGACATATTATATTCCTTCTATTGAGTTTAACAAATCCTCGTATGTAGCGTCACCTATCAAATCAAGTATTTGTGGGTTATTTAAAATCTTATCGTAACTTACTTCAACAAAGTTTTGTGGCAAGTTCTGAAAACCAAACTTACCGATTGACCTTGCTATAACATAAGCAACACTTTTTACATTCTTATCACTTTTCTCTAAAAACCTACCAGTTTTTAAATCTCTAATTCTAAAACTTTTTTTATCTCTTATCCATTGCTCTATTGCTCCGATGTTGGCCCATCTACCAGGTTGTCTTCCGTTAATTAACCAATAAGCGTATGTATTGGATAATGGTTGTCCGAAAGCTGTAACCTGAATGGCCATAATTCCATTACCCTCATCTTTGGTAATTGATTTGATACTATCTCTCAATTTACCTGTAGCAACACGATTACCCAAGTTTTTTTGATAAGCTCCATATAGGTAAACTTTATCATCTAAACTTGATTTAACAATATCGTCAATAATAGGTAGTAATGCTTCTAAATTCATATTATCCTATTGGTATTACTGGTTTTAATTCAATATCTGTTATTTCTAAATCTTTAACCCAAATAAAATTTGGATTAATTGTATTATTTTGTTCTATATCTGTTATAAACCAATCATCATTAATATCTTGTATTGGATTAAAATAACTATTTTCAGCAAATAATTGATTAGTTAATAAATCTTTTTGTTCTTCTGTCAATTTTATTCCTTTTATCATCGTCCACTTGTTGTTATATAATTGGTTATTATTGTATTATAAATAGATGCTTCAGTTGTAGAAATACCAGTTCCAATGGCATAAAATCCATATTTATTATTATTATAATATTGTGTAGTTCCATTAACATTCATTGAACC